TTCAACATACCTATCTGTGTACCTAACTGACTCTGTCCTTGTTGTCCTAATCCGGCAATGCCTTGACCTATCTGTCCGTATTGTTGTCCTAACCCAGCTTGCATTTGTCCTAGGCTACCCAAAGCCTGTCCACCAGCTCCAATGCTAGATCCAAAGCCACCTAGTGCTTGACCTCTTTGTACTTGTTGCTGTCCTAGACCAGCCATCTGACTTCCCAATGCTGCTTGTTGTCCACCTATAGCAGCCTGTTGTCCACCTAGACCTGCTTGCATTTGCCCTAGTCCAGCTTGTCTGCCTTGCTGTGATTCAAATGCTTGTTGAGCTTGCCCTTGTGATTGACCAAAACCTTGGCTTCTAATTCCACTTACAGCTTCAGCTGCTCCTCTGCCTGTTTCTCTGGCTAATTCTTCTTGTGATATACGTCCTCTTGATCCACCAAACGCACCTTGCGATATGGCTCTGTCTCTAAGGCCTATGTCTGATTGGGCTGACTGTCTGTTAATATCTTGTAATGTTTGTTGCACTACCTGGTCTTCGTAAGGATTCATAAATCTAGACGCAGAAGCTGGGTCGTACATTTTGGTTGAACCCAATGCACTTTGTTCGGCTCTTTGCAATGCACCTATACCACCGGCTACAGTTTCTGCACCTGTGCCTATCATTCTTTCTGCTGCGTCTGAGAACCTTCCAGCTCCTCTTGTTAGATCAGATCCTTCTCTTTGAAAGCCCATGCCTTCTTGGATACCAGCTTGAGCCTGTGGTAAGTAGCCCATAGAAGCATCTAAATTAGCTTCTTGTTTACCAAAAAGCCCACCCGCTTGATCTAAGCTTCCTTGAAAGTCTCCTAACCTACCTGCTTGTTGACGAGCTTGTATTTGTAATGGCGTAAGTCCTGCCGTTTGTTCTATAGGTATATCCCTTGGTTGAGATATTAAACCTTCGTATTCTCCGGGTGATCCAAAGTAAGATCCTAATAGTCTTCTAGAGTAGTCCTCCATGTAGGGAGAGACAAAAGAGTAACCAGTTTGAGGCGTGGTTATAACATCAGCGGGTGGAGCTACTTTTGTTTTACTACTAAATATTCCCATTACTTATTATACCTCTTAGCCATTTCTTCAGCTTCTTTTTGAAACTCATACATCTTACGAGCACCCATTAATCTTTGTTCGTATTCATCATCTGGACTTGCCCCAGCCATCATTCCTATGCCTCTAACAGCAGCTGAGTTAACTATAAACTCACCATCGCTTAACATAGCAGGAATTTTATCTCCTCGTTCACCACCTGGGCCTGTAACCAATTCTTCTCTTTCTGGAAAATCTTCAACGCCCATTTCTCCTGTGCCGTCAGCGTATGCATTAACGTAAGTTCCATCCTTAGCATACAATTGACTTTCTATACGTCTTGGTTGCATGCTGTCTATGAATGTAGCTTCTTTAGGAGGTGCTACTAATGGCGAGAAAGGAGTTCCTTTTATCTGTGAATATATTTTTGATACTTCACTTGGATAGAATCTATAAGCATCAGGAGTTTCATCTCTTGCATCAATTGAAATACTTTGCCCTGGATTAACGTCTTTAAAATCCATGCCTTGATACAAAGAACCTTGACCATCACCTACTTGTGCTCCTCCATACCCCCTAGCCAAACGATCTTCTTCGCTTATTGCAGTAGCAGGAGTGGTAGCAGATCCTGGTTCTATTCCTAATACATCTCTCATGTAATTAAAATCTTCGTTATTTGCTAAAAATCTTTCAATATTACCAATGTTAGGTACGGATCCTCCTAAATCATAACCAGGTACATCGTAACCAAATCTATTTTCTACAAGGGCTGGATTCTCTTTAGCCAAAGCTCTTATTCCTTTGTTTCCTTGTGATAAATCTTTCATTCTTAAATTATATTATTGTTTATGTATACCATTTTTCTATGTTCCAGTATTCACTACTGGTACCAAGGTTTATTGTAGTATTTCCTGCTGTTGTAATAGTAACAGAACCTACTAATGCTTGCAGTTCATAACCCTGTGGATTCACAGGTGTATGTAGCTGTATCCATCTATTGCCACTATATACTTGCAATACATCGATAGACGTATTCCATATTACATCACCTGCATTAAAAGCTAAAGTGGTAATATCGGAATCATTAAACTGTGGAGTTGAGTCAGGATCAAAGGATTCTAAATTTATTTCTAGTACTCTAACAAGACGATTAAACGTATTAGTATCTACATCTGTTGAAGCTAATGGCAGCCTAGTGTTGAGAAGTTTTGTCATTACCTTTTGCCATCAGGTCTAATTTCAAATCTGTTTGCTCCAAGTCTCCATGTAAAACCAGTTCTTGCTTCTGTATTTGCATCGTCATCTGATTGTGCCCTAAATACTATTTGTCTAGATCTTGCTCTAACGTGATTCTGTTTTGTGCTACTAGTTACATTGTTAGTAGAGTTAGTGGTTAAGCTGTCCCCCGGAAAGTTTCTTGTTTTTAAAACAAAATTTATTTGTCCAACGTTAGAATTGTTTCCAAAAAATTTAACGTCTGGAATAATTTTTCTTACAAAGCCAAACCTTTCTCCATCATCAATATCAATATCACCAGACTCAATAAAGACATTATCCATTGGAGATCCGTCATCATCATCACTGCTTTCGTGTGTGTAAATATAGTTAACAGAACTGTCTTTGCCTGTTGCTCTAGGTTTTTCAAAAATACCATCGTCTAACCATGCAGTTCTTGATAGCTCTCCGATACTCCATACCTTTTCTAAATAATTGTATGCAACGTACCTGTCTATTTCTAGACTAGAAGAAGAAGGATAGAACCAACCAACTTCATTAAACTCTCTGTTGGTAAATGCCGTAACTTTAAATGATTGATTTGAATTGAAATCGTCAAGAACGTAATTTAAAACAGAACATGACAATCTTTGTACTGATCCGTTGTATGTGTAAAAACCATCTCTAGCCATCCAATACACGGAGTCAGGTGCATTAATGGCTCCGTTTGGAGATATAAGGCCAACGTTCTCATTAATAAGATTAATTCCAAAAGTAAATGGAGCACCTACAAACTGCATGCTGTATAAAGCCGTGTCAGTCCAGATAAGAGTTTCTTGTCTTGATCTTAATCCAGCAACAATTTGTGAACCAGATGAAAGTCTTAATGATCCTGCGGTGTTTGTAGAAGTGGGCTCCCATTCTGTAACACTTTCTTGATCAGAAAATGCAACAAGCAAAGGATCTATTGCTCCCGTCCTGGCACTGCCAACAATAGGGTCTGCACCTAATACAATAACGTGACGATCAATGTCACTAACAATAGTTTGAAGACCTACAGTTGGAGATAAATTTGCTCCGGTCAAAGTTGTAATGTCTACTGCTCTAGTAGTTAATCCTGAAGACTCATCCCAATAATATATTCCACCGGCTCTAGGATTAATAATTAAATCTTCTCCAAAAGCATCGTGCGACCACAATCTTAATTGATCTGTTGCAGATAAAGCTGTTGCAGATCCCCATGATCCAGCACCAAAAAGTCCTGCACCCCAACCGGTTGATTCTACATAAACATCTAGACCCACATTAATTTGATAAGCAGCGTCCGTTGCACTTCCTCCATTGCCATCATCATCCGATGAAGCAGTAGCTGAGGCTGTAAATGTATAAGTGTTAGCAGAAGGCACTCCTGTTATTTGATGTTCCTTATTTAGAACAGCAGCAGTAATGTTGCCTCCTAAAGATACAGCATTGCTTATGGTTACAAAATCGTTAACAACAGCACCATGAGAAGTATCTGTTGCAGTTATAACAGCACTACCATTAGTTGCTGCAAAAGTAGTAACGTTTAAATCAGTTGAACGTATAGGAGTAATGTCATTTAAAATATCACCGGTTGTAACATAATATTTAAAGGTAGTTCCTAAGCCTAAATATTTGGTAGCATCTAATGCAACCCATGCAGTTAAAGCTCTACCCGTTCCTTCATAATCTTCAGTTGTTGTTTTGTTCCAACCGCCTATTTTTTCTGGTAACCCTTTTCTAAATCTAATTAAATTGCCATCAGCCCATCCGCCTTTATCCATAAGATCAGTGGACTCTTTATTAATACCGGGATTAAATAATAATTTAGTTAAAGCCATTCTTTACCCTCAAACAATAATGCTTCTGCCTGTCTTCTTACTATCAAACCATTTAAGACAACACCTCCAGCTTTGTTCCAACGTTTAATTTCTTGTGGAACTTCTTTGTATCTTTCTTGATTAAGAACAGTTAATAAAGTTGAATTTTTTAAATTTGTTGGACCTAAGTTATATACCCACGAACACAAAGCATCAAATTGATTTTGTTCTAACGGCACTTTAACCATGTTATTAATGTACCCTTCGTACTCAGGCATCTCTTCAGTAAGCATAAACTCTGCGTGCTCTTGGTTTATTTCATCACCTTCCTTTACTTCTTTGGTGTGGCCGTATCCAATTGTCCAAACTCCCACACTGTCTTGGTATGCTTTTAGTTCGCACCCTTCAAATCTTTTAATTAAAGCTATACCTTCTTGTGATATTTTCATTATATTGCTACTACTCCTGTCAGAAGAGCTATTAAAAGAGTTGCCATAAAACCAAAAGTTCCAAACGTTGCCATCTTTAAAGTTCCATTTAGTTCGCTCATTTGTTTTTTTATTTCGGCAGTTTCTCCAAAAATAGTTTTCCATCTTTCTTCGCACTTTGCTTCGTGTGTTTTAAGATCTGATGCTACATCATGTGCAGTTGTTCTATTCCCCATCTTTGTTATCCGAGCTGTGTGATGCACCAAAATAAAAACTAATAATAGCGGAAGCTAACCCACCTAAATAACCTAACACTAAGTTAATTAAAGCTTCGCTGTTTTGTTCAGGCGGTTGAAGAGTAACAAGGAATATGTAGCCCATGAATCCCCCCACAACAACAAGACCCATTATTCTGGCTGTCCAATCTTTACCAAATTTTCCTCTAGCGTCTTGTATGTCCGCAGTCTCTAGTTTAAACACATCCACTTCAAGTTCTTTCATTTGCAACTCAAAGCCTTGCTCTGCCTTTTTAAGCTCTAACATTTGCTCTGGAGTTGCTGCTTGTATTGCTTTGTTAATAGATTTTGGATCTGTTTGACATCCAAGAACTCCAGCAATTACAGAAGCTGCTTGACCACCTAACGGGCCACCTAATGCAGAACCAAGAGTAGGAGCTAAAGCACCTACAACATTTTTTATTAAGTTAAATTTCATAATTTAGTTTGCCAAAGGGTTATCGTCTTGTTTATCTATCTCAATCCAGATTCTTTCAACGTCACTTGTTAGTGAAGCAACGCTTGCTTTAAGGTCGCTGTTGTCTGGAATAACTAATCCGTCTATTGACTTGTTCATGTAATCAACAGAAGTTTCTATAGCTACAAACCTTTCTTCAATAATCTTTTGAGCATCTTCTGTATCGCCTATGCCACCTATCTGTGCTTCAAGGTTTTCTAATCTATTAACGTAGGTAGCTCCTGTATAACCAAAGCCAGCTAAAGTACCTACGATACCTACTAAGGCTATAAGTTGTGTTGTTTTGTTTTCAAACCATTCCATAATGTCTCCTATAAGTTTGGCTGTAATTTTTTTAATTCAGTTAAGGTATTTATACTTTGTTCTGCTAAACCATAAAACGCTACAGTATTATCTGATATTGTATTATTAGTATAAATGCTTTTAGGTTCATACCAAAATTCTTTCTTGGGTACAGATACCATTCTGTAATTATTAAAGCCTGGCAAAAATCCCATAACAGCAATAATAGCATTCTCTGATCCGTATTCTCCTGTTTCTTCTTGTCTTGTAGCTACTTGATCCTGAGCCGTTTGCAAATTTCTAGCTACAATACTTTCAACTGTTGCTTCACTTTCTGAATCAACGCTTGCAGATGAGATGGATGTATCCATTTGTTCTTGCGTTGACTCTATTGTTCCACGTGAAACAACTACTTCTGTTGTTGTTGATTCTGTTTCAACAGAGGTAGAATTAAAAGAAGAGCTTGATACAGAGGTACTGCTCATGTCTAAAACTTGATTGGTTTGAGCTGTAGAAGATGCAAATTGATCTGACATACTAGGAGAGCTGCTAATGCTTATGCCGTTGTTAGATGAAGAACTTACAGAACTTGAAGAATTTCCAGAGGCAACACTATTGCCTGTTGAATGAATTGAATTTCCAGAACTTGTACCGCTAACACTTCTATTTGCTGTTGTTATTGTAGAGGCAACAACTCTAAGAGCCATTTCTCTACTAATAGAACTTTCTCCTCTAACGTTTTCTCTTTCAACAACTTCAAACTCTTCAGCAAAAACTTCTTCAAACTCTTCGGGAGCTTCTTCTCTTTCAATTCTTTCTTCTTCTATTTCAGCCTCTACAATACGTTCTTGAGCCTCAAAAATTTCTTCAACGGCTTCTTCTTCGTATATCTCCTCTAAAAATTCTTCTTCAGGTTCTTCTAAAGCTATAAATTCTTCTTCATTTCCTTCTTCAAAATGTTCATTGGTTTCTTCTTCAAACCATTCTTCTAATTCTTCAAGTGTATTAAATTCAATAAAAGTTTCTGGCTCACTATAGTCTTCAACTAAAAATGTTTCTTGAAATGTAAACTCATCTAATAATATTTCTTCTTGATGTTGGTATTCTTGCTCTGTATCCCAGACATCCATTAATACATCTGTATCTTCGTATGAAGCCATAGGAGTAGAATCAAAGTCTATCATGCCATCATCACTGAAACTTATATCTGTACCAAACCATTCATCAACCTGATCTTGCCCAAACTGTTCAGCATCAAGTTCGTACCAGTCTGCATCTGTAAATCCTTCACATCTGTTTTCATAGCATGGGTCATTAGGATCTAACCATTCGTCATACTCTTCGTCATACCACATGTCTTCTTCAGCATACCCATAATCTACATTATCTTCGTTAAAGAAAGCTGCTGAATCTTCTTGAGTATAACCTGCACAAAATGGAGCGTATTGTGGGTTATCAGCACATTGTTGGTCATCATAAGCTTCCCAGTACCTAGGACATGTTTCGCTATGCAATTGTGTTATATCGCATTGTTGAGTTAAGTAAGCTGCTGTATATCCTGAACAACTTGTATCATTTAAAGGGTCGCTACAATCTATGCTATTTCCTGAACCTACACCAAATAACGATCCGCCATTTTCTAATAATGTATTAACAGATGAAGCATTCCAATTGGTAGAAACACAGTTAGAAGCATTGGTTGTGCCTGTACTACATTGATCATAAAACAAGTACTGATATGATTCTGAAGTACTGCTTCCTATCTCACCTATTAGTACATCGTGTTTTTCTATATCCAACATTCCGTACCGATATTCAAATGTGTCATTACCCCATAAGATAACTTCAAAGCTGTTGTTGGTATTGTTACGACCATATTCTTTCATGTCGTACCACCCAAAAACTGTCTTGTCTGAGTAGCTTTTAGCAAGTACCGAAGACCCATTATCCCTTATAAGGTCTGTCCAAAAAGGATACATAGTGTAAGTATGTTGTCCTGATATAGGATCAGGGGTAAAGTCGTTGCAGTAAGCTCCTGAAGTTTTAAAGTGCAAGCAACCATTAGTAGCTACTCTTGCTTGTGTAAACTCTTGCCCGTAGTAATCAAACGTAAAACCTAAAGCAAAAGCGTTAGACACTCCGTCATCACCAGCAGTTAAACTTGTAGTACCTGATACACCTGTTAAATCTATTAAAGCTTGATTTGCTTCATAAGTATAAGAAGCTTCTGTTTTAAAAGATAATAAAAGAACTAAAGCAGTTACGCCTATCACAGCTCCAATTATTAAAAGCTCGGTTAGCTTAGGTTTTGGCATGAAACTCTCTTACACAAGTTTTTTTTGATTTCTTTTTACCATTAGAGTTTCTAGTTTCTTTACAACTTTTTACATACTTAGCTACTACTTCTTTGTAATCAGGTCTATCTTCTACGTTTTTTTTCCATTCTTTAGTTGCTTCTACGCCTATTTTTCCTTGATATGGACAGGGAGTGCCTGCCATCTCCATAGCTTTAAATACTCTGGAATCTTGGCAAAGAATGGACACAGAAGCTACTTTCATGCCTGTATCGTATAAATACTTAGATAGCTTTAATCTTTCACAATTTTGATCTGTAACTGTACCACCTGTAGAAAACCCAAAAACTTGTCCTTGATAAGCTCCTGAACGTCCTACTGTGCATAAGTCTTGTGAATAAGACATGATGCTAGGGGCAATAGCTGAAGCAGGTGGAGCGTTAGTTTTTACGTTTTGATTTATAGTTTGGGTAGAATTTGACTGGTTAATATTTCTGTTAGTGTTAGCAGATACAGAATTGTTGTTATTGGTATTACTATTCGTGTTATCAGTTTTGACATTTGAATCCGATGTTGAGTTATTTACGTTTGTGTTGCTGTTTGTATTATTTGCAGTACTAGTAGAATTGTTTGTGTTATTGCTTGTGCTGTTATTAGTTACTGCTTGAGTTACGTTAGAAGTGTTATTACTTGTTGAAGTATTTGTATTTGTATTAGCATTAGTATTCGTATTTTCATTACTTGCAGTACTAGTATTTACATTTGTATTGGCATTTGTATTAGCATTTGTACTTGTGTTGACGTTTGTATTAGCGTTTGTATTTGTATTTACATTCGTGTTTACATTCGTATTAGTATTTACGTTAGTGTTGTTATTAGTATTCGTATTATTATTAGTATTTGTGTTGGTATTTGTAGTTGTTGTATTATTCGTTGTATCTAATACATTGTTTTCACAATACTGAGTTCCACTATCACAAGGCGTATCATTACTTTGTTCTGAAGATTGAATATTAATACTTAAAAAAATTACTAATAATATTAATGTGTTAAAAAAATTATGTTTCATTTGGAATAAATAATCCTAATTCAATTAATCTAGTTCTATTAGATTGATGTATTGCTTCTATAGCTTTTTTATTTTGTCCAAAATAAGCGGCTGCATGATAATTTTCTATCATTGACTGGTTAATATTTTTTCCATCAACAACTACATCACCTAAAACTCTTCCAAATTTACCTCTTGAGTCTTTTAATTTAGTTTGTATGACAACTTTAGTACCATTGTCTATAGCTTCTTTTAAGAAAGCCCCAGCCATTTTTCCTCTAGCCTTTTCATCCAAGTTACGAGTGCGTGACTCGGGAGTATCAATGCCAAATAAACGAACACGGCACTTATAAAGAATGTCAAACCCAAGGTCCATAACACAATCGACTGTATCTCCATCAACGACTCTTTCAACTTTACAAACATATTCATACATTATATTAATTTCCTTTCGTAATCTCCGTAATTCATAAATAAACCACCAGATTTATATTTTTTTTCTTGTTCTGTTATAAAATTTAATAAATGTTGTTTAACATCATACTCTCCAATTAAAGGTGAATTGTATTGAGAAGCAACTGTTTCTAATGAAGAGTTACCTAAAAGAGTTTTTAATTTAGGTTTATCTTCATCACTTATAGAAAATCTTTTTAGTTGAGTTGCACTAGATATTCCAAGAGGATCAAATTCTTTTGATTTATATTCTTTTTTATTTCTAGCAGCGTCTACAATTTTTTGAAAATTTTCTGACACAGATTTTTTAGAATCAAACTCTTTTTCAAATATAATTTGATTAAGATTTTTAGCCATTAACTGAGCATTAAAACCTTGTGATTGTTTTTCCATTACCTATACCTCTTTGATATTTTCGCAGCAGCTTTAGGTTGCTTTGAAAATTGTTTACCTTTCTTTTTGTCTGATCTTTTTTTTCTAGTTGTAGCAGCATATTCCGAATTAGACATAGCTTTAATAGCTTTTTTAGGAAGATACCTTTCTCCTGTTTTAGAAGATTTTTTACCAGATTTAGTAGTCCACTCTTGGTCTGTCCAATTTTTTAAAGACCTTTGTGACTTTCTCATTAAATTATTTTTTAGCTTTTACTTTAGCTTTTTTAGATAAATCTTTAAAATGAAATAACTTCACACTTGTTTTAGTGTGTGCTTTATTCGTATGTACAGTACCATTAGGCATTTTATGAGAACTGCCTTTGTGTTCAGTACCATCTCTTTTATAATGTTTAACGCCTTTCATTTATATCCTCCTCCTGCTTTTTTATAAGCTTTAGCTAACATTTGTGCTTTACGAGCTGACCATTGACCTGAATTACCACCTTTAGAACCAGCTTTAATTCTTTTAAACTGAGCTTTACGCATAGTAGGTTTGGTATAATTACCTGCTTCATTAACTCTTGATTTTTTTGCTCCACTCATCCTATAAACTCAGCAGCTATAACAGTAGCAACAATAAAAGGATAAACACCCCATAGCATCATTTCTAATTTATCAAAGCGTTTTGTACCAGCTTCTAATCTTGCATCAATACTCTTGTAAAGAAGCTTACATTCTTTTTCATGTACTTCTATAGCATTAAGAGCATCTTTAGCAGTAGCCATGTTTTATTAGTTTTTTTCTATGGTTTTAGTTTCTGTCTCTAAAACTTCATTTGCAACTTCTTTAGTTGTTTCTATAAAAGCATTTTTAAACACACTCAAACTAGC